TAGTCCGAGCCAACCTCAATCGAGTACGGGATGAACCCGCGAGCCGAGTAAACCGGCACGGTCGGCTGAGCAAGCGTCGGAGCGTCGTCCGAAACCTCGCTGGCCTCAGCGTCGTACGACCAGGACACGCCCTCGCTCGACACGCCCTTCCACTCGTCAGTGGTGATGGTCACCACGCGAGCGAGATCGAGCACCGGAGCGGCAGCAGCGCCAGAGGTCAGGATGATCGACGGGTCGATCAGCACCGGGACGCCGTAGCCGCCCGCGCTGTCAGTACCCTCGCTCATCGCACGGAACTCGTCAAGCGCGCGAGCCTCGTCGTTCGTGAACGCCGGCGACGAGTGCAGAACACCCTTCATGAACGCGGAACGGTACGCGTCGTTCTCGGTGAGAACGAGACGCTTCGCGATCTGCGAGCCGTCGCAGTTGCCGTTGCGGCTGCGAACGAGACGGTCGACGTTGTCACCGTTGCGGGCGGCCAGATGGCTGCCGTCACGGTCGATGATGGCGAGAGCCGCGTCACGAACCTGCTGCCGCGAAGCGGTAGCAACGTCGATCTGGGTCTCGGTGCGGTGCATGACCTGCGGGGCGTCGTAGCCGGCGGCACGCTCGACAACGGCGTCACGGGCCGCGGCGACGCGAGCCTGACGCTCAACGAGAGCGTCGTACTCGGCCTTGCGGGCCTCATGCTCGGTGAGGGCTGCGTCCAGTTCGGCGTCCTCCTCGGCGGTGATCTCCTCACGCTCCGAAAGGTCGACGATGCGGGACCGCAGTTCCTCGATGGAATCAGCAAGATTCTCAATCTTGGACATGATGTCTCCTTGTTAGATTCCAGCGATGCGCCGGATGGCGCGACGCTGATTGATTGAACGGGTCGAAACGTGGCTCGGAGCCGAGGTTTCATCGTCGGACGAGTGGAGCGAATCCGGGTCGTCCTGTTCCGGTAGCGAAGAGAGGTCGCCACCACGCGCAAGGATATGCGCAACTTCGCCACGAACTGTTGCATCCTCTAATGCGTCCAGCACGTCGCGAGACCTGACACCAACGGAAGTCTGCTCATACGCGGGGAACACAACCGGGCCCACCTCGTAAAGTTCGACTTCGCGGATCGTTCTTTCTTCCATGCCGTCAGCGGCACGCGCCCAGTCCTCGTCGACGATGCGGAACCGGAACGACATGCCGGACACGCCGCCGTCACGGATCGCGTCACGCACCGGCTGCACCAGCCAGTTGTCCGACAAGCGGGCCTTGACACGCAGACCGTGTTCGTCTTCAACGAGTGAAAGGATGCGACCCAGCGGGATTGAACCGATCAACGGATGGGAACCATGATCGAACTGCAAGATCGGGGTGCGCATCCCAAGGGTCCGCTTGAATGCGCCCGGTGCGATCTGTTCCCGGTACAGGCCGACAGCATCTTCGATTTCGGTGAACTCGTTGAACACCGCACCGTAACCGTCCAACGTCAACCCGTCCTCGTTCGGTGACACATCGAACCGTAGGTGACGGACAAGGTTGTCGGTGTCCCGCTTCTCCATTGTCGCGCTCATAGTTGTTGACCGCTCCTCTTGTTGTTCGGTTTCGGTTACGAACCTTTCGCGGGCAGACTCCGGGTCCAACTCATCTCCAAGATAGTTGCCATCCGTCTCGTTTGTGCGCCACCCGTCACGGCTGTCACGCTCACCGCCGGGATCGACGTCTTCACCGATTGACAGGGCAACCATCTGATCGATCGCATCCTGTTTCGTCAGATGACAACCCATGACTTCGCCGTCTTCTTTCACGGTCGCCCAGTTCTCACATTCCGGGTTGTCCGACTCGATGTAGTACGGCATCAGTCGTCCTCGTCAGACACGTCAACCGTGTCGTTCTGGCCGGGGGGTTGCAACTGTACGGACAGGTTGCCGGAATGCTGCAACAACGCAAGATCACCGACCGTGACCGCGTCAATCACCGACTGCGGATCGAAACCACCATCAACAAGGGTTCGCATCGTTGCCGCGTCACGGCCACGAATCTCCGCCTCATCCAACACATCCTCCTGCAAGAACGACACGTCACGGTCGTCATACCAGAGACGGGCAACCGGGTCAGGTGAATCCAACAGGACCGACAGCGCACCGGCAGCGTTCCGCCACAACGGACGGATCGTGCCGTCGGCGAACCGGCGGCGGGCAGCCGTGTAGTTCCCGGCGTTCAACGCTGAACCAGCCAACCCTTCCGAGATACCCAAATACGATGCGGGAACACCAGCCGCGGCGGCGATCCGAGTTTCACCCGCACCCTGCACATTCTTGATGTTCAACTGGTCAAAGTTCGCGCCAACAACCTTCACGTCAGCGCCACCGCCGAGATACAACGTCTTGAACGCCTTATCGACACCCTTGTGTGAAGCATCCATCCGTTGCACGAACGTCTCAAACGCTTCTTTCGTGATTGACGGATCGAACGACACCACCATGTTCGGTGTCGCCGAGTTCTTCATGAACGAATGCTTGTAAGTGGAGAACTCGCTGTCAGCCGACACATCGGACAACACCGTCGACAGCCAAGTGCGGCCACGGAACGGATGTTGCGGATCAGGCAACGGCTTGAAATGGCACACCTCGTCCGGCAGGAACGTCGCAACATCCTGACGGTTCTCATCAACCACCGCATAGCCGATCAACTGCTGACCATACGGCAACCCTGACTCGTCGTCGTTCACCGACCCGGTCATCACAATCACCTTCGACGGGTCAAGACGAACCAACTCGTCGACAACACCACGGCCACGGCGACGCACCCAATACGAGTTGCCGAACAGATCGGCATCAACCAGCATCCGAGCCAACAAATCACCCGTCGACGCACCCACCCACGGCGACTCGATCACCGACAACTCCTCGGTACCGAACAGACCGCCGGGACGACCGTTCTCAAATCGTTGCCATTGGAACCGAGCCTCAGAGAACACCAACATGCGGGCATGGATCGCAGCGGCAACAATCGGGTTCGCCTGACCCTGCAACGCAGTCAACTCCTCAACCGACACCGCCGGAGACACATACCGCTGCCCGTTGAACGAGAACTGCTCGAACAGTCGCAGATAGTCGTTCCAAGAAAGACGCGCCGAACGCGACTCGCTACGACCAAACAGATTTGCCAACGCCATCAGTCACGCTCCACCGATACTCCGAACAGCACCAGTCCGACACCGGCAACGATGAACCCCGCAGCCACATGCACAATCCCGGCACCTATCACCAGCGAGCCTACACCCAACAACTGCAACAAGACGGCAACCCCGCTACGCATCATCCAACCTTTCATCCGAACTCGGCCCACAACTCCGACGACACCTGCGCATCATCACGCACATTCGCCCGATGGTACGCGATAGCCAACGCCACCGCCGCATCAATCTTCCCTCGCGACTTCCCCTTCGACAACGTGAACCCCGTCTCGTTCATCTTCGGGATCGCGTTCAACACATGCGCCGTGAACGCCGCATCCGCATCATGCGAAATCTCGCCACGCTTGATCGCCTCAAACGTCGCACCAACAGCCGGAGTCATCCGCGCCAACGACTGCGGAATCTCCACCATCGGAAACCCCTCATCAAACAACATCTGAGCAGGCAAATCAAAGAACCGTGGGTCGAACGACACCTCACGCAAATCAAACCGGTCACCCAAATCACGGATCGTCTGCATCACATCCGACACATCCAACCGGCCATCCTCAGTCGGATTCCAAATCTTCGCCTGAGCGTGCCAACGACCATCGTCACGTTCCTGCACCCACACCACAGCAGTCGAGTCATGCTTCAACGCGACGTCGACACCAACCCAAGTCGGCTCACCATCGATCATCTCGTAAGGGTCTTCCAACCTGTCCCACACGTTCTTGCCGTCGTCACCCAGCCAACAGTCCGTCCCCTCATGCCATTGGCCGAGACGGAAGATGCGGAAGTGAGACTCCGGGGACATCTCCACCGCAGTTTCCAACGCCGCACGATTCATGAACCCCTCACCCAACGCCGGGTTCGCCTTCAACCATTGATCCTGATCCCGCACATCGCAACCGTCCTCGGCAGCGAACTCGGTGAACCGGAAACCCGACGGCAGATTCCCATGCCGCACACGCTCACGCATCGACCACAACGCATTGTTCTTCTCGAACCCCGGCGTGCCGATCCCGACCACTAGAGACCGGGGGCGCTTACCCGACGCCAACACCATCGACTCCCACGAATCGACAGGCATGAACCCGATCTCATCAACAATCCCCAACGACATGTCGAGACCCTGCAACCCGTCCGGATCATTCGACCGCGGAAACATCTCACCATGATTCAACGGCGTCACAATCTTCTGCCCGCCGATCGCCGAATACACGAAACACCGGGACGACAGTTCCCACTCCTCACGCAGCATCGCAAGAGCAACCCCGTACACCGACGTCACCGCCTGCTGCACCGTGGTCGCCACCACCGGAATCTGCGGGGCACCCGAACTGTCCGGATCGAACAACGCCCACAGTCCGAGCGCAGCGAGGAACGTCGACTTGCCGTTACCCCGACCGACCGACATCACCGCAGCCGACACCTCATCGGCCAACACATCCTCAAGCCATTCTTTCTGGGAGGTCGCCAACTTGAGCGGCTTCCCGGCACCGTACCCCTCCGGCGACGCGCAGTACGTTTCGATGAACCGGATGGCTCGGGCGTGACGTGGCTTGGTCTTCCATTTGAGCCACGGACCCGGAGTCTCGTTCTCAAGTCTCTTCCCGGCGTTGGCACCCTTGCGCTTCGACGGGTCCGCCTTCGTATTCACAA